CGGTCGAAGTCGAAACAAACATCTGCACCACCTGGGCCGAGAAATGAAAACCGACGACTACTCACGAAAACAGAAGGCCCGCGACGCGGAATACGAACGCGAATACAAGGCGTGGATCGACTCGCTGCCACCTGCGGAACGTCGCCAACTCGAAGCGCAAGGACTCGCGTCCCCTTCCCTCGCTATCCACGGCAATGGTGCTGCAAAGGGTGATGCCGCCGACAGCCCGCTGATGCGTGAAGGCGATGATCCCGCCCTCATGCCGGAGCCAGAACCCGAAGCGACCAACGACTCACCCTGCGACCCAGAGCAAACCTGGGACACCGTGCGGCGCGTGCTGGGTGAAATCCTCTGCCACCAGAACGCCCGACTCACCGCCGAGTGCATCGCGCTGGTTAGCGGCCTCAACTATTCCGGCTCCTCGATGACCCACATCGCCGGAAAGCACGGCATCACCCGCGCCGCAGTATCAAAACGCTGCGTGGAACTCACCGAATTGCTCGGCATCCGACCATCCCGCGCCATGCGTTCGTTGACAGCCCGCAAGCGGTATCGAGAAGCCAGAATCAAATCCACCCAGTCCCATGAACCAAGTCCTCACCCTACCCACACCCAAGGCTAACATCAGCCCCACCGGCCTCCAATTCACCGGCGAACTCACGCTCGATGAATGGAAGAGCCTCGCCCCAGCACTCGGACAAGCTGCCCGTTCGGTGTCCTTCGTGATCGGCGACTGGCTCGTCTATGGCGACAGCCTCTTCGGCACCGATGGACCGCCCACCAAACGCGTGAATTCGCAGCTCTACGAATACGCGTCCACCCACACCGGCATCGACATCCCCACGCTTCAAAACTTCGCCTATGTTTCGCGGAACGTACCCTATCCGCTGCGCACCGAGCTGCTATCGTGGGAACACCACCGCCTGATCGCAAAGCTACCGGAAACCGAACAGGTGAATTGGATTGAATCCTGCATTTCCGAAAACCAATCCGGCCAACGGATGTCCACCCGCCGTCTGCGCAAGTCGCTCAACCTCGGCCGCGTCGCCACCGCGAAGGACATGGAACCAGACGATGCCGACCAAGGCGTGGAAAACCATATCCCGTTCGTGAACCGACTCGCGCTCTGGTGGAAGCGCATGCAGGCGGACCGATTCCTCAGCACCTCCACCTACGAACAACGACAGGCGCTCAAACGAGACCTCGAGCCGATCATCAATATCTACAACCAGCTCTAACACCCCACACCGATGGACACTAACACCAACGAAAAGCAAACCGCCATCGATGCGGTGAAGGAACTGCTAGACACCCACTTCAATGATGCCGAGGATTGCGCCGATGACGACGGTAAGTTCAGCCTCGGTTTCCGCGTCACCTTCGACCGCTCGCACTCGCCCACCAAACTCAAGGTGACGTGCCGCGTGTCCAAGGTGACCACCGACGAAATCGAATGCAGCGTGGACGATCCAGCCCAAGCGAAACTGCCTCTGTGATGGCCACACGCGCCCGCACCGTGTTCCGGGGAGCCAAGCCGCCGAGCAGGCTGGAGAAGCGATTTGAGACGCTCTGGGACGCACATGGAGGCCATGTGTTAGAGAAGGAGTTCCGATTCCACCCCACTCGGAAATGGCGTGCTGACTTCGCCCACCTCGAATCGAAAACCCTGATCGAAATCGAGGGCGGGATCTACATCAATGGCCGCCACAACCGACCTGCGGGGTTCGCCGCCGACTTGGAAAAATACCTCGAAGCCGCACTAGCCGGATGGCGGGTGATTCGCCTCGGACCCAATGAACTGACGACGGCTCATATCGAACGCCTCGTTTTTCTGGTGCAGGTGGGTTGACTCCCGGCGCGGGGCATGACTCCGCTCTCCGTCCTCGTCACTGGTTCATCGGGCTTCATCGGCAACCATGTCGTACGGCATCTCCACGAGGTGGGACACAAGGTGACGGCTCTCGACCAACTGCCGCCGAAGAAACCACTGCCGGACGGTGTTCGGTTCGAGGTGTGCGACATTCGCCAAGGACAGCTCCCCCAACAGACCTTCGACGCGGTAGTCCACCTTGCCGCGCTGGCGGGTGTGCGGCCCTCGCTCCATGATCCACTCGGATACCAATTCACCAACGTCATCGGCACCATCCGCCTCCTGGATCACTGCAGCAAGATGGGCACTCATCATTTCGTGTTCGCCTCGTCGTCCAGCGTCTATGGACCGGACACGCCACTACCCGCCGAAGAAACGGCCATCCCAGACCCGTGCAGCCCCTACGCTCTAACCAAGCTCCACGGCGAGCAATGGGGCCGACTCTACTCCCGCCTCCACGGCCTGCGCTTCCTCGCCCTGCGGTTCTTCTCCGTCTGGGGTCCCGGCCAGCGCCCCGACCTTGCCCTGGAGAACTTCCGCCACAAGATCGAGGCAGGCCAGGCGGTCGTCATCAACGGCGACGGCAGCCAACGCCGCGACCTCACCCACGTCGAGGATGTGACCCGGGCGATCGAATTGGCGATCCGCTGGCCCGGTCCCGGCTCGGCCGTTCTGAACGTCGGCACCGGCAAAAATCACTCCGTCATGGACATGCTGGAAGCCGCCACGAAAACCGCCGCCGCTTTACAGTTTTCGGGGTCCAGCTTTACAGATTTTACACCTGCCGTGACCTATCAGAAAGGGCATCCAGCGGACGTGCCGGAAACGCTTGCATCCCTTACGGCAGTAAGGAAAGAACTCGGTTGGGCACCCCAGATTTTCTTCCCGAAAACGCCCGATTCCGACGTGAAAAAAGTGTAAAGCTGAAAATGGCTCCTTTCATAGGATTTGGATGGGGGTGGGGAGACCCAAGGACTTTGTCACCCTCGTAAATAGATTTCCTATTCACGATCAACGAGTTACGAGCCATTCAAACGGTCGTTTTGTCACCAAATCAGACGAGAATCTAGTAGGGGCAAAGCCATGAGTTTTGAATTTTTTTGGACATCGCTGAGGGTCAAGGTCTCGACCGGATTTGTGTGCAACGGTCGACCGTGGCGGTAGGCGCTCAAAAACGCGAGTCCGCCCTTCCCCAGTCCTCCGGTCCTCCCATGAACTTTCTCAACGGCCTTCACCCCATCCACATCTCCAGATCCGCCATCGCTGCCCTAACGTTCCCTGCTGCCCCAGTGGCGATCATGCGTGTGGTGGAGATGGGAGCACCCCAGCGCCTAGCGAGGAATGCCGCGAGAGCTTCGTTATCGGGGGGTGGGGGAGCTGGACCGATTGAAAGCGGGTTTGGAAGCGTTCGGTGAGGCTGCCTGGGTCGAGATTCGTGGTGCCAAGGAACGCATGGCCTGGCTTCATCCGGTCGAGATACGTGAGAAGCATGTCCTGCGCATCCTTCGAGCAGCGGTCGAGTTCGTTCACCACTTTCACTGACCACGATCCGAAGAGCGGTCTAGTGCGGCGCTGGAGAGGATGCGGGTTTGGCGAAATGCCTGAGCGATAAGCAAAAATACGGTGGAATACTTACGTCGCCCGAAAGCATTACGCGTGGGGTCAAGACGGGTTTCTTGCCCAATGCGGATATGGTTTTTCCTTGCAAGAAGAGAGTCGCAATTTGTATAAGCACAAACCGCAGCCTGCGGCAGGAGCGATGGGCTGACTGGCAGCAATCTTGAACCGCTCGGAGTGTGATGCCGCGAAAACCAGTAAACCAAACCCATGAACCATCCGACTTTAGGTATCCTCTCAGCCATTCTCGCCAGCGCATCCTTATTCGCATCGGCGGCGGAAGGGATGATAACCAAACCCAACATACTGCTCATCATCGCCGATGACATGGGCTACTCCGACATCACCTGCTTTGGCGGTGAAGTCCAGACGCCGCACATCGACACGCTCGCCAAGAGCGGCATCTGCGCGACGAATTTCTACGTCGCCCCGACCTGCTCGCCCACGCGATCCATGCTGCTCACCGGCTGCGACCACCATGTGGCGGGTTTCGGGAACATGGATGAACTCGCCGGGCCGAAACAGAAGGGGCTGCCCGGCTACGAGGGCTATCTGAACAGCCACGTCGTGCCGGTGGCGAAGCTGTTGCGCGAGGCAGGCTATCACACCTACTGGGCGGGAAAATCCCATATGGGCTACGATCCGTCCCAGTGGCCGGCGGCGATGGGCTTCGAGCGGGATTTCACTCTGCTGCAAGGCGGCGGCAGCAACTGGAGCGACATGACCTATCCGAACCCCGCCCACCCGAAGCTTACCTTCACCCTCAACGGCAAGAAACTCGACAAGCTGCCGGACGACCACTTTTCCTCGGAAGCCTACACCGATTTCATCATCAAGAGCAACGAGGAGCATCAGGCCGACGGCAAGCCGTTCTTCGCCTACCTGAGCTTCCAGGCGGTGCATTCGCCCTTCGCCGCGCCGGACGACTGGCTGGACAAATACAAGGGCGTTTACGACAAGGGCTACGATGCCATCCGGGCGGAGCGCCTCGCGCGCATGAAGGAACTGGGCATCATCAGCAAGGACACGGCGCTCTCGCCGCGCGTGCCCAGCGTTCCCGCATGGGAAACGCTCACGCCCGAGCAGAAAAAACTCTCCGCCCGCCGGATGGAGGTCTATGCCGCGATGCTGGCGAACATGGATTATCACATCGGGCGTCTGATCGATCATCTCAAGCAAACGGGGCAGTATGAGAACACGTTGATCGTTTTCCTGTCAGACAACGGGGCGGAACCGGTGGAACTCGGTACGCTCGTCGAAACGGTTTACAGCGAGGATGCCAAAAAATGGTTCTTCGAAAACTTCGACACCCGCCCCGAAAACTGGGGCCGCAAGGGATCGGCGACGGACTACGGTGCCGCGTGGGCGCAGGTCGGCTCGACGCCATTCCGCTTTTACAAAGCCTGGACAGCCGAAGGCGGCATCCGCTCGCCCATGGTCATCGCTGGAGCCGGTTTGAAAAACGCCGGCTCCATCAAGCACGCCCTCATGCACGCGACCGATCTGGTGCCTACTTTCCTCGAACTCGCCGGAGCGAAGCATCCGTCCGAGACCGATAAAAAACTCGCTCACCTTAGCGGCAAATCGCTTGCCCCGTTGCTGACCGGCAAGACCGAGTCCGTCCGCACGGAAGAGGACTGGATCGGCGAGGAGCTTTTCGGAAACCGCATGATCCGCCAAGGCGACTGGAAGCTTTGTTTCATCCAGAAAACGGCCGGCGGTAGCGGCGAGTGGGAGCTTTTCAACCTTAAGAACGATCCCGCCGAAACCAAGGATCTCTCCAAGCAGGAGCCTGAAAAAACGAAAGCGCTGCTCTCGCTTTGGGACAGATACGTCGAGGAGAACGGAGTGATCCTGACCGATGACGGACCCTTCAAGGCAAAGAACTAGTGTTAGAACGTCTCCCAACCATCCAAAATCATGAAACCAATCATTCATCTCGCTACCGCCGCCATGCTGGGCGCGCTCACCGCCACCGCGGGCACCACCGTGCCAGCGCTCGACCAACCCCAGATCACAGTCACCACCGATTCCGGCTGGCGTGTCAGCACCTCGATGTATGTGTGGACCACCCGTCTTGATGGCGACATGACAATCCACGGCACCACCATCCCGGTGGATGTCCCCTTCAACAAGATTTTCGACAACCTCAAGTTCACCTTCATGGGACTCATGGAAGTAGGCAAAGGCAAGTGGAGCTTCATGTCCGATATCTTCTATGCCAGGCTGGAACCCTCGGCCTCCACCCCGCGAGCCGACTTCAACTCCCAGATTGAGCAATTCATCGGCAACTTCGCGGTGTTCTACAATGTCGTCGAAACCTCCACCACCCGTTTCGACACCTATGCGGGCGCCCGCGTCAACTGGATGGAAACGGATGTGGATATCCAAGGCAAAGGCCCGGGAGCCAGATCCTACAGTGATTCCGCCAGCAAGACCTGGGTGGACCCCATCATCGGCTTCCGCGTTCATCATGATCTCACGGACAAGTTTTTCGTCCGTACATTGGCCGACATTGGTGGCTTTGACATCTCGTCAGACCTCACGTGGCAGGCCATGGCCTCGCTCGGATATCGCATCAACGAAAAGGCATCCGTGGGCCTGGGCTACCGTGCCATCAGCACCGACTTCACCAGCGGAGCTACCACCTACGACGTCACCAGCCATGGGCTACTTCTTGGATTGGAATACCGGTTCTGAGAGCCTCGTGAGCTTTCAGTGCAATTCATAACGGTCCAGTTAGAAGTGCAGAAATGGGTAATTCGGCGCAATCTGGCTGCTGTTGGCGGACATTAGGAGATCGATTCAAGTTAGACCTGGACTCACCCCAACCACATCTCCAAATCTGCCATCGCAGCCCTGACATTCCCTGCTGCACCGGCCGCGATCATCCTGGTGGTAACAATAGGGGCAGCCCACCGCCTCGCGAGGAAGGCCGCTAATACCTCGTTTTCCGGGGGCTGGAGTCGGACCGATTGAAATCGGGTTTGGAAGCGTTCGGTCAGGCTGGATAGATCGAGGTTCGTGGTGCCGAGGAAGGCGTGGCCGGGTTTCATCCGGTCAAGGTAGGTGAGTAGCATGTCTTGGGCGTCCTTGGAGCAGCGGTCGAGTTCGTTGACGACTTTGACAGACCATGAACCGAAGAGCGATCCATAGGCAAGTGAGCGTGTCCATTCGCGGGCGAGTTCCAGTCCCACTTCCTTGCCGTTCACGTCTTCGATGGCGACGGGGTGGCTGGCGAGTGCGCGAGCGATCATGTTCACCAAACTCGTCTTGCCGATGCCGGGAGCGCCGGAAATTAGGAGCTTGAGCGGCTGGTCGGGGTTCGTCCGCAGACGTTCGGCTTTCCGCATCAACACCTCAGCCACCTTGCCCGCCTGCCCCACGAAATCCGCAAGACAGGACGGGACAAAGCAGGTGGGCGCAACCAGTGGCTTACGCGGCATCACTGGCCGCCTTTCCAGCACGGGTGGTGAGGATCAGGTCAGCAATGGCCATGGCTCCCTTTCGGTAAACCACCACGGCAAGCAGCTCGCCATCCACATACACCGCCCAGAAGCGGGTTTGCCGGTATTTTTTCACCTCGATCATATCCAGCCCTCCGATCTTGCGCGGGCATTGAGTTCCCGCAGGTCCAGCCCATATTTGGCCGCAGTTTTTGCCGGATCCCCGTAGCGTCGGAAGTGGCGTTTCACGAGGTTCCAGTCCGGCTCGGGTGTGAGTTCCGGCAAGTCGGCCAGTGGATCAAAGCGGGGGCTTCGTGGTGGCTCGTCAGGCGTCTGCTCCAATGCGGCAAGTCGGCGAAGGATCGGTTTCAGGCGGTCCATCACCAGAGCCTCCACATCGGCAGGCACCGGTGTTTGAATCGGCGCTCCACCGGCCAGCTCGGCGATCCTAGCGTCCACGATCTCGCGGATCAGGTCCAAGGGAATTTCGGTGATGGAATACACGATGCCGCTCAGGCTTTCGAGTCCGAGCAGCTTCTTCATTTCCCGGCGTGCATCGCGGGGGCTATCGGCTTGGAGACGATCATCAAAGACGATGTCGGTGCCGCGGCTTGCAATCAGTTTGTAGGCGCGTTTCATGGTGTCTGTTTTTTGGTTCATGGTTTCGTTGGAGTGGGCACATGCGGTGGACCTAGAGGTCCGTGTTGCCGCATGCGTCTGGGAAATCGAGAAATGGCTGGTGGTGGCTATCCGCAGTCTGCGTATGATTGAGCGCAAAAAGTGAGGGGCGGGTGCTTAGACCATAAGTAAACCCGAGGTTGCTCACCTGCATCCCCCGCCAGTCGCGCCAGTCACCGTAAAGTTCGGTGAAGTCGCGGTCGAAGAACACCCAACGTCCGGGGAGCCGGTCGAGCGTGTCGATACCGCAGAGATCGACCAGAGAGGCAGCGACTCGGGTATCGGACAGCAGGCCGTCGGGCATCCGGTGCTTGGGCATCCGCCGCAGGGTTTCGCGCCACTGGCACCACGTTCCATTGTGGAATAGCACGGCGCGGGCATGACCAGAGAGGCGGGTGGTGGCACAGGCAGTGATCGGAAATGGATGGCAGAGTTTTGGCGTCACCTCCCCGACGCTCGCCCAGCGGAAGTGGATGACGATCTCGCCAGTTAGATTGGCGATCAGCGGTTCGAGTTCGTCGGGTTCGAGTCCCTTGAACCATCTCACCTCACCGTCTTCTCGCCATGCCACACCGGCACCGTGGGGGTTTGCTTCGTGACAGGCATCGAGGGTTTTTCTATCAGGCCGCACATCGGCGGGGCATACGAGTATCACACACATGGTTTTCGTTTGGTTAGAGGTTGGCGTAGGGAAAGCGGGAATCGAAGCGGCGGCACATCCGGTCAGCGATCTTCCGGTAGTGCTTGAATTCCGAGTGCAGGGGACCGACCAGACCCAAGGCGACGGGGCGCTTTGATCCGGTCCATCCGAGGTAATCCCAGAGGAAGCGGAGCGCGTTGGCGGCGGTGGCCGTGCGTTTGGCTTGCGCTTTGTTTTTACCAAAGGCACCGAGACATTCGATTTCGGCGGCGCGGCGGCAAAGGCCCAACACCGTGGCTAGGTGATGAAGAAGTTTGTGGCGGTTGAGTGTGCCGGCGAAGACCCGAAATTCGATGACTCCGTGAGTGAAGAGTTTTTGAAAGTTGATCATCCCGCGTCCACATCGGGTGGCTGCATCGGCTTTGCGTTGAGGATTGGAGTTGCGCTCCATCTGGCGAACCAGTGAGCCAACGTCATCGTGTAAGGTGTGGCTGTATCGGTTCAGGTGGCGTCCGGTTCCCGTTTGTCCATAGAGCACCATCGCGTGCCACCGAGTGATGTGGGCGAGCTTGCGTGCGTATTCGCTCATCGCTTGTGGATCGTCCGTGCCGATGATTGATTTGACGCCCACCGTGATGTGCACGCCGCAGGAACCATTCACGTTTGCGCCGATTGCCTTTGCCCACTCCACGAATTGAAGAAGGTGGGAGACGCCATCGCTTCCGTGGAGGATGGGTGAGACGAATTCACAGGCCATGCGGTTCGGGTTGGCGCGGATGGAACCGTCGCGTTCAGCCTTCCAATGACTGCCGTGGAAAGTGGGCGCGATTACTTCATCGGTGGTGCCATTCACGTAGCCATCGCGCACGGTGCTACCATTATGATAAGCTCCGATGGTGATGCCGGAGAGCGCGGGGATGGTGGTTTCTAATTCAATTCCGAAGGTGATGGATTCGGCTTGGGGATCTTGCGGTTTCATGGGTGGATCTGGTTGGAATCTGAGGCCGGTGAGGACAGGAGTGCCCGCGTTCCGACATCCTTCTTCCTGCCAGCCACCCGCGTCGTTTGTCGCGCACCATCCCGCACCATTTTTCGACCCACGAATGTGCCGCGTTATCATGCGTAGGAACACACGATCCCCGCACAAGGGATGCCAATATGGTCAGCCCTCACATCCACATTCCGCGTATGTTAGAATACCATTAGACGCGTAAATTCACCGTTGGTATACGGATTGAACAAGCGGCTGTTAGTACTCCTCCGGCAGCATGATCGTCGTGATCGATCGGTCCCACTCGGTGATGATGTAGAGTCGGTCGCCTGCGGGGGTGCGGTAACAACTCAGCAGGCGGCTACCGTGGACAAGTGCGTCTTCGTTCGCCTGCTGGTCTTCGTCGCAGAGTTCATCGCCCCAATCGCCGCAGTGGTGACGGCGTAGGTATTTTGTTAGGTCAACGTCCAGCGCAAGTGCTCCAGGAGTGGCGTAGGACATCCCGATCGGGAAGCGAGGTTGTATCAGTTGGTATGGCATTGGGATCTAGGGGTGTGGTGGTTAGGAATCGATGATGTTGTCGAAAAGGCCGGGGATGAATGGGCTGAGTGCACCCTGCTCGGCTTTGAAGAAGTCCGTCTTGGTCTTGCCCATCTTACGCCCCTGTGGCGTGTGGCAGTCGTATGCGTAGTCGGGAATGGCGATATATTCGCCGGATTGCTCCAACTCGTCGGTCAGGGTCTCCGGGTCCAAGCCAGCCTGCTGGTCATAGACGAAGTTTTGCAGGTGGTCCGGATCGCGGCTCTTCTTGGCGAGGCAAAGCAGGATCACCGCTTTGGAGATGAAGATGCGGCCCTTCGGCTTCTTCGCCGTGGTGGTCTTGTTGATCTCGGTGTAGCTGTCGTGCAGCGCCTTGACTTCCGCCGTGAGGATTCCCCAGCAGTCCTCCGCGCTCACCGTGAGCAAGCGTCGCCAGACATACTGACCGTATCCGCTCGCCCATAGTTCTAGCCCCCAATATCCGGCAAGTTTTGCGTCGCCGCGTCGGATCGCCTTCTGCATTGCGCTCGATACTGCCGGGAAGCTGTATCCGCGAGTGGTGTGTAAGTGGTAACTCATGGTCTACTATGCTTGCAGTAATTGGCACACGATGGAAGCAGTTTGGGTCACCATTTTATCAGAGCTTCACCGACTGGCGACGAGGTGCGTCCATCGAAACGCGGTCCTGACTCTTGTAGGATTCCATGCGGATATGGGCCTTCCACTTGCGCTTGAGGTATCGCTTCTCGGTGGCGATGCGTTCCTCACTTCGGAACAGGCTGTTGCCGCCGAGGTTCTTGTCGCGCTCCTGGACAAAACAAAACCGTGCTTCGTTCCAGACCAGCCGATTGTCCAACAGCTCTTGGAGCGTGGCGTCGATGTCACACTTGCACTTGAGAAGCTCGTCCCACTTCGGCACGCAGCCTTTCTCGTCGCGCACCACGCCCACCGCGCCCCCGACCCAGTGATTCACACCGAACGGATCATTGCGTTGTAAAAGCCGTGGATCGCTACGCTGGTGCCACCCGAACAACCGGGCCCCTGCCCCACGCGCGCACCACGCCGAGTTTTCGATCATCGCCAGCGTTTCAATGATAGACAGCTTCCGGCACCGAAGGGACACCATGCACACGCACGCAGAAATATCGTCGTCGAGCATCACGATGGCGTCGTCTTTGAAATGTTTAAGCACCCAGTTCCGCACCGCGCTGATGCCGGCGATCTCGTCGGGGATGGTTTCGATTTCCAACCCGGTGTGGCGGTAATGTTCAGCCTCGCTTACGGGGACTAGGAGCGTCGCCGTCGGGAACAGCTTGTGGCTCGTGATCGAGCGGCTTCGGCTCCGGGACAGGATCACTAGGCGGAGTGAGAGCGGGCGGAATTCCGGCCATGTTGGCGCGGCGGCAGAGTTCGATGAGTCGTTTTCCATGGAGCACGCGGCCGAGGCCGATTTTGTGGGTTCTGCGGTTGATCGAGTAGTCAACCTCGCGCACCCCGATGAGCTGGAGCACCTGCATCCAATCCCGCAGATCATGGAACATGAACACGAGGTAGTCGTGGGTCTCGAACGCTTGGCATTCCATGCGGGGGATCATTTCGATCTCGTCCTCCGGGTTGGCGGCGTCATCCATCAACTTGCGGATCTCGTCGTCCATGAAGCCAGTGAGTTCGATGTCGAAGTTGGGATCAGCGTCGGCGATCGACTTGAGCACTTTCCGCAGGTCATCCTCGTCGAGTTCAGCCAGTTCAGACAGGCGGTTGTCGGCGAGTAGGTCGGCGAGTTCCTCGGCTTCGCTGGCGTAGTCTTGTTCGTCCACTGGGATCGTCGGACAGCCGATGAGAAGCGCGGCCTCCAATCGCCCATGACCTCTAACGATAAGCCCCGAGCGCTTCGATACGGTGACCGGATTGCGCCATCCTTGCTCCTGGATGATCGACGCGAGAAGTTGGATTTGGTGGGCGCTGTGCCGGTTCGGGTTCACCGGGTTCGGTTTCAGCTTGTTCGGATCGACGAGGGTGGTGTGGGCGCAATGCACGGGGATGTTCATTCCATCGTGCCATCGTCAACCCGCCGCGCCCCAACCTTGACACCACCAACACGATCATCCGTAGTCTGCGGACACTTGTCATGGACCATACCGCCTTCGCCAACCTCCTTCGCAAGTGGAGGGAGAGAAACCAATACAGCCAGCGCGACGCCGCCGAGGTGCTCAGGGTGTCGAAGCGTAGCCTTGAGAACTGGGAGCAGGAACGGGCGATGCCGCAGGGTTTTGGGCTTCAAGCGATGCTCGAAATCATCCAGCTAAAGCGGAAACGGAAGTGAAGTTTAGTTGACGTGTCCGCAACTTGCGGATGGAGCCAGTTTCACCTGACATTGCAAAAAAACTACTCTCGCGTGACTTCGCCAATCTGGTGGGTCGGGTACAAAAAGGTGGCAAGCTCAGCCGTGCCGAACGGGCGATGCTCCAGTCGATGGCCACTGGCACCGGTGCCGCACCAACCACCACCACTCACTACGTCGAACTGGCCGCCATCCTCGGAGTCACTCGCCAGTCGATCAATACGTGGAAGAAACGCAAGGACGCCCCAAAGCCAGCATCCAATGGACTGCATGATGTGGCGGCGTGGCGTGAGTTCATGCGTCGAAACGAGCTCAAAGGTGGTGAACCGTTGACCCAAGATGCCACCGACATCGAAACATCACTCAAGGCCCGCAAGCTACTCGCCGAGGTGGAAGAACGAGAACTCCGACTCGGCATCAAGCGCGGTGATTTCGTGGCAGTGGAGGAAGTGCGGCAAGCGTGGACCGAACTGGTGGCCCAAGCCACCTCCATGCTCCGCAAGAAGTTCGAGCAGGAACTACCACCGATTCTATCAGGTCTCGACGCCACCGGAATCCAGAAAGAAGCGCGAGCTGCCATCGACGAGGTGTTGACGATCCTCCACCAGGGAGAATGACAATCATCGAGCCAGCACACAAAAGACTCACCAAGATTTGGCGAGAAGCGTGGCGTCCACCCGACCGTCGTCCTCCTTGGGAATGGTGCGAGGAACACATCACCTCGATCCCCTACTCTCCGATTCCTGGACGATTTCGTTCAGCCAACTCACCATGGATGCGCGAGCCGATGGAGGCGCTGATGGACACCAAAATCCGGATCGTGAGCATCATCGCCGCAATTCAGAGTGGTAAAACAAGCGTGGGCGAATTCGGTCTCTGCCACATTATCTCCAACAACCCGGGACCAACGCTCTGGCTCGATCAAACTGACGATGACGCGAAGGACCAAAGCGAAAGCCGCCTCCAAAAACTCTTCGACGAGTGCGATCCTGTGAAGGCGCTCTATCCAGCGAACCGCCACAAGAAGCGCAACAACACGATCCACTTTGCCAATGGCATGACGCTCTGGGTGCTTGGGGCCAATAACAAGACCAACCTCCAACGCCGCTCTATCAGATGGTTAGTCTGCGATGAGACATGGAGATATAAAACTGGCCACATGGCAGAAGCCGAGGCACGTGTCACCGCGTTCGGGTGGTTAGGTAAATGCCTATTCATGAGTCAGGGCGGTGAGGAAGATGACGACACCCATCGTAAGTTTGAAACCACCAGCATGCGCGAGTGGACGTTTGCCTGCCCGCATTGCCACCACAGACAACCTTTCAAGTGGGAACAAATCGAGTGGAGCAAGGACGCCCGCGACGAATCCGGCGAGTGGGATTTTCAAAAAGTCCGAGACACCACGACGATGCACTGCATTTCGTGCAACCACTACTTCGACGACAGTGACCGCATCCGCAGGGAGCTCAACCTAACTGGCCGCTACATCACCACCAATCCGAACGCACCAAAAGAAAACGCAGGATTCCACTGGAATGCCCTCTGCGCGATGAGCTGGGGACGCTTGGCAGAACTCTATCTCCGCGCCAAAGCCGCCGCACGCAAAGGCGATGTGAGTTTGATTCAGCAGTTCTATCAAAAGCGATTAGCACTCGCATGGCGGGAATACCTAGAGGACTACAAACTCGACATCGTCCCCGGCAGCTATCTCAAAGGTGAAACGTGGGACGGCGAAGCGGGCGTGGACTCTCATGGTCGATTGGTTCCATCTGGCGAACCCTGTGCATGTCCGCTGCGGATCCTCACGGTGGATTGCCAGATGGACCACTTGTTCCTCGTCGCCCGCGCATGGGCCGAAGATGGATCAAGCCGACTGATTTGGAACGAACGTGTGCTCACCTTCACCGACGTGGAGACCGTGCAGGAGCGCTTCGGTATCCATCCAAATCTCGTCTTCATCGACGCGGGCTACGCCACCTATGACGTCTATCGAGAATGCGCCGCGCACGGATGGACCGCTCTCATGGGCGACAAGCGAGCCACGTTCACCCACAAGGTGAAGGGCAGGAAATCCATCGAGCGGTTCTATTCACCACGCCGCAAGGTGGTGCTCGGCCGAGGCCAAAGTTGCTCTGTGTTCTATTGGTCCAACCTCAACATCAAGGACACGCTCGCCAGACTCCGCCGGAACCAAAACCCTGACGACGGCCCAGTGTGGGAGGTGCCAGACGACATCGACGAAGACTACCTCACCCAGATGGAAGGCGAGCACCGGATCAAGAAAACCGGCAAGTGGATATGGGAACGCATTGGATCGAGACAGAACCACTTGTTTGACTGTGAGGCAATGCAAGTCGCCGCCGCCACCATGCTCAAGATCGTGGGCCGCGAAGCATCGACGCCCGTTGACACGC